ATTTTTTCGAAAAATGGTCAAAGCGAGATTTTTTCGAGAAATGGTCGAAATATTCCTGAGAAATTGTCCTAAAGCTTTAGAGGAATTTCGGTGAGATTTTTGGCAGAAATGGTCGAAATATTCCTGAGAAATTGTCCTAAAGCTTTAGAGAATTTTCGGTGAGATTTTTGGCAGAAATGTCCTAAAGCTTTTGAGGGCTAAATAAAAAAAAGTTTTTAAAATCCTAATATGTCCTAATATTTACTTTTTTAGAACTCTAGTGTAAAGTTTTTCTCATCAGTGTTCAGTGCTTGAGGGTATGTTTTTTCTTTGGGCAATGTGCCTAACAAAGAGTTTGTCTGCATTGTCATGCCAAGATAGTAGATGACAATGCCAAAGATGACAATTGCCAGTGTTTCTGGGGAGCATCCCATTTCTGTGATGGTGGGTTCTCTCATTCTCCAAATGAATCCAATATATATGGATGCAAGCCCTACCAGTTGTGTAAATGACCACCATTTATCCGCTTCTGATGGTGCACAACATGGTCTGCTTTTGTTTACTTTTGTTATTGTAACACATGATCTTATTTCTTTGAGATATATGTGATGTAATGTGACAAAGACAATATGCCATGACATCATGGACAGAAATATCGTTCTCCATTCTGAGTCGTCGTTGTCATCTGAGATGTCATAAAGCATGACTGCTAGATAGAGCCAGAAAACACCGATGACAACATCGTGTATCAGTTGTATGGTCATGCAGACTCTGAATCGTAATATTAATTGCGACCCAGATATGATTTTAATTGTTTTCTCATCAACGGTTATTTGTTGACCGTATGATAGTTGTTTTTGTCCAATGTTGATTGTTTTTGGAGTTTTGTCTGATTTTTCTTTTGCAGCGCATTGAATCAGACAGATGAAGATGGGAACACATGATAAAATCCATAGTAGAATTGAAATGGACCATACTGCTGAAACAATAAAGTAGTGTCCGTTTTCAAATGACTGTGAATATGTGTGTGTGTTTACAGTTGCAATTGTTGCAGTGATGCCTGCTAATATTTTAAATGCTGCTGTTGTCCAAACAACGGAGTCTGGATCCTTCCATAGTTTGTGTACACAACAGCATTCTGTTTTTGTCATACAGTGGATGGCCTGTTCTATGAATATATCTTCTTTTCTGTCCAGAAGATAGTTGTAGGTTGCTGTAAAAATTGTTGCTGTCACTGCAAATGTGAAAAATGTTGTGATACTCATGTACCATGCAACTGCTGAAGTGATTGCTGAGATGGCCAATAACAAATACATTGTTAGCAAATATGTATATTTAAATACGTCTACTTTTATAATCTCTGAATGAGTTTGGAAGCTATTCCCGAAAGTTGGCTGGACCTTTTAGAAAACAATGCTATGGTTCAAAAATGGCACCGAGAAACTACGAATGGTACTTTACCAACGGATAATGTTGAATCACTTATTTCCTATATCAAATATCATTATGAGGAGGATGCACATCTTATGATAGGTTCTGAGGATGGGCTTCCACAATCCTTTGTACATTGGTGGTCTTATATTTGCTTGGGTGATGATGACAGTTTTTCAACTCCCGAATATCCTGCATTGCATCATTGGCATCAAAACATTGGAGAACATCATAGTGACTTGTATCCTAAAAAAATACTGACAGACATGGGGGTCATTGCTGTTATGATGACTTTGATGGACATCCTTTTTACAGACCTGGTACTTTTTGAGAAGGAGCGTCCTTATTCCAAGATCCCACGATTGTATTGTGGGCAAGTGGTTTGTGAAAACAGCGGTCGTCCGTCTACACGAGCAGATACATTGCAATATATTATGGATGGTGGTCTTGCAATTTTTCGGGAGCGTGGATTTAAAGGAGGTGAAAAGTACTGGACAACAATCTGTGAACAATATAAAGTGTAGTTATTTTCCTGATTTTAACATGATTGAAACATCTAATAGGTGTAGAGCTAACATGAATCCTGATAGACACCCTATGAAGAAGAGTACCATCAATAATAAGACGACCCTCATTTCATTGTGACTATTGCACATGACCATTAACGCAACTAAAATGATATAAGCAGAGATCCCAATAGAGGAGAGTAAATTTTCGGCCATAAATACGTCAGAAAATGTCCCATCTGACAGGACTAGTGCAAGAATGATTCCAACTGCAAAAAAGCAAAGAATGACAAGCCAATAAATTTTAGTTACAAATGCTTGTAATTCTCTCAGTTTCATAAGTTCATAGATTGTATCTGATTTCATTTTACCAGATTCAATATCGCGTGTCAACATTTTATCGGTTTCCTCAGTGGCAGCATTTGCACGACGTGACATTGAACAACACAATACAAAATCACTATATACATTAGTTTCATTGATCCGATCTGGATTTATATGTTTATTATTTCTGTTATGGCAGCACTTTGCTCAACTACAGCTTCTGTACCACAAATGTTAGGCAATGTTTCCAGACTTTCGAACATGACGATGACACTAAGAGGATTAGGGGCTGTATTATGGTGTATCTATGGTATATTTGTGGAAGAGTATGTCCTTGTTGCCAGTTCTTTGCTGGCAGTAGTGATTGAATTAGCTCTTTTCATCAGAACAAACCAGTGTCGCAAAACTATCAAGGACCCATTGCCAATCGATACTGTGCCAGATCCAACTGACGCTGTATCGAATTCTTCTGTGTCAGTTGAGCGCGTAGCGTTGCCATGAGCAGGGCATTATTGTGCTGCAATTCTGTGTTTTTAGTCTGTAGTGCAACATTTTGACACTGTTCCTGTAAATATAAACGCCTCATTTCGAGCATGTGGGGCAAAAAGAATGCAATGGCCTCTTCTGCGGATGGCACTGTGGCTTTCAGACGTTTATGAAGACGATCAATTTCGATGTCAAACTCAGCTGACCTTTTTTGAGGTTCATAGCAGGGTGAAAGTAATGTTAGTTGCTCTGAGACAAGAGCACGTGGACGTTTATTTGCAAGATAGTCCGTCTCCGAGAGCACACGCTTGCCTAAAACGGATGTTTCCGTGTATAATGGCACTGTTCGTGGTCGAGGACAACTTTCAACTAGTGTTGGGCCATGTTCACGTTTGCGTTTAGACATGTTTGCTTAGAAAGTCTACCTCTTTATAGATTAAAATTAGACAAGTATCTGAAAACCCACATATAAGTAAACTTTTCTGCATATTTAGAGAAAATCCTGACAAAACCAGATGCGAATGAAGTTATGGACCACTAGACAGAAAAGGCACAAATAAATCAGACAGCATGTTCTTCGTTCTCTTCGTCTGAATCAGATTCTGATATTCTAAATGTAGTCGGGTCGGGCTCCAAAGAAATCTCTTCTTCTGATCCCGAACTTTCCCTTGTCACAGTTGTGTTCAGTTCAACCTGCTCTTCTCCGGAAGAAACGGTTCCATATTGTCTTGCTGTGCTCAGTCGCTGCTTCACAAACCAAACACAACACATAATCACTGCAGAGAGAGTAGCAACAGTGAGTGCAACGTAAACCATGGCGCCTGATTCTACCCATGGGTCTGTTGATTCTGAAGGACTAACATTTTGATTGACAGATTGATTGGTCGTGTTCATTGTGGATTCGATGGTATATACTATATACGTTTATTTCAAAATCCCGTCATGTCTCTTCGATGGGTTCCTTTCATTCTCTGCGCTTTGCTTTTATTTTATTGTAATTTAGTACTAACAAATTTGGTCTCTGCACGACAAAAATGGTATGTGGCCACCATGAACAACAACACAACATGGGAACCCCTGTATGATACACTGTTTGTAGACTGGCTCAAAGGTTATAACATCGAACAGTATGTGTCATTAGCGTTAAGAGACATGGTTGATGTCTGTACATATGGATGGGTCATTATCGTCACCCTTTCTTGGTGGATTTTTTCAAGGAAACCCATCATCCCCGCCAAAGTATTGTGTTGTCACATGGTCATGATTCCATGCTTTTCCATCTCACAATTACTCACTATTGTACCCGATTCAACACCAAACTGCATACACATCTATGACATACCAACAACAAACAATATACAATGGATATTCTGGAGATGGCCAGGTCGCGCTTGTGGAAATATGTTATGGTCCTCAGATTTGGCACAACTTGTTGTTTTTGTCCAGGTGGCAGTGCAAATGGTGCCACGCCGAAGTGTACGCTCCAGATGGCTTGTCTGGCTGGTTGGAGAAACATGGACCTTCATAACCATTGCATTTATATTCAGTTCTCGTTATCAATACAGCATGGATGTGTTCATTACTATTTTAGTGGCCAAGTTGTTGACAACTCATCATTGGATTGATTACATCGCCAATTATCTGTTCATTCGCAATGGACTCTACTATCAACGCGCTCCGACTGCAGAAATGATAGCCACTCTCTAGAAATGATTCTGACTATTTAAGTTGAGCATATCGATGAAATCATGAACGAATTGCAAAAAAATGTTGTTAAGAATACCTTGAACATTGTATCTCTGGAACCACTCAACAATATGCAACAATTGGTCTCCCACTGGGCAACGGTCATAGTACCAGAAACATCAAGTAAAAAGCGTGGTCGCACTATTGAACAATCTTTAGTTTCAGAACCTCCAAACAACCAAACGAAACGCAGAATTCTAACAAGGCCCTAGTTTTATTGACCATCATTGTCATAGACAGCATGTATTTACAATATGTTAAGAATATGTGAAACTTTTATAAAAGAAAAGTATAAAGAGCAAAGAAACAAAGAAAAGACCACAGATGTATTCAACTATGGACTATTGGTCAGATGCATCTTTGGAGTCAGAGTCTGAAGACGAGGAGGTGGAAGAAGAACTGTATGACCCACGAGATGTAGACTATTGGGCCATTGAACATTTCTTGGAACGTAGAGGACCTCCTACAGTGATCGACTACGCCAAAAATATTGGGACTGTGGCTCTTCGAGAATGTGTTGTGGGCACTCCTCGAAAAGACATCAGCTCTGTGATACACTTTGGAGATACGTTCAGCTGGTCTTCCTTCTGGGAAGGCAGGCCCAACAAACTAACAGATAACGGAAACTTTTCACATGTTGATTGGGATGATATTGGAGAGTATTGTTACTCTTTATGTGAATGCTGTGTTCCAGTAGTCGATATGGACCAGGTACGCTCTTGTATGATCTGTATTTTAGAGCACGGAAATTTTAAACTCAAAAAACCTTACAAAGTTTAAGAAAAACTATGTTGATAATTTTCTACGAACATTACAAAGTTTAAGATAATTTTATACGAACCTTACAAAGTTTAAGAAAAACTATGTTGATAATTTTCTACGTTTAGCTGGACCCGCTTCCGATTCTTCTGCTTCCTCTTCTTCTGCTTCTTCTGCTTCCTCTGCTTCCGATTCTTCTGCTTCTGCTTCCGATTCTTCTGCTTCCTCTGCTTCCGATTCTTCTGCTTCCGATTCTTCCGATTCTTCTGCTTCCTCTGCTTCCGATTCTTCGTCGTCCGCTTCTGCTTCCGAATCTTCGTCGTCCTCTGATTCTTCGTCGTCGGAACATGGTTTCCATTCATCGTCTATCTCATCTTCTTCGTCTTCTGAATCACATTCCTGCACAGCTATAGACGATAAAAATTGTTCCCAATGTAAATGGGACCATTGTTCGTCTATTGCTTTCTTTTTCCATTTGGACCATTTTCCTGGATCGGGGCCAATGTCAAATATTGGCAACTCGCTTAAATGTTTCACTACCTGATGCATCTCCTTTGTATCGATAGTTTGTTGGTACACATTGTTGGAACAAATCCAAACAACGTCAATGGTTTTGGTACCGGTCCCTGTTCTTTGAAAGCAAATAAAATCTATTGAATTCAACAATGTTTCCTTTTTTTGCACAAGTTTAAAATTGTTATCTTTAAAAGTTGCAACGGCAGAGGTTGATCCAATGGTTCCTGAAAGATGCATTGTTTGTAATTTAGATTCTGTTCTTATATTAGAACTGTATTTTTTCACATGGATTTGATCCACTTGTATATATATAAGAACTTTTTTATTTTGATAATGATTTTGTTACAAGCTGTTGGTTATTTGTTACTATTGGTCGCCTCTATTTCATCATCGGTGTCTATGAATTTTCAAAAGTTGGCACAACATGAAACCAATTACCATGATCCCAGGACAAGAACTAAGAAAAGATCACAACCTTTAACTACATCTGTCTTTCTGAGACCATTGTTTGTCATTGCTATTTTCTTATCGATTGCAGCATCTACCTTGGATTTTATGGCATTGACATGGCTACCACCATCTGCTGTTGGAGTTTTTGGTTCAAGCTCCATTATCATCAATTTATTAGTGACAAGAGTCATTCTCAAAGAGAAACCTAAGAAAGAAGAGTGGACAGCCATTGCCTTCGTTGTCATCGGATGTATGTTGGCCATTTCTGTGACACCTGTTTACCCTTCTGGCATGTCTGTGCCAGAATTATTGGACAGACCCATTTCGTACATTTACATTGTGGCAAATTGGATGATATTTATTCTGTTTGCAGTAGCATTGGAATATATGACACTACCAAAGCCAATTCAAAGGTTTGGCTATCCGTTCATTGGTGGTGCTCTGGGTGCTCAAAATGTATGTATGGGCAAATACATAGCGTATAGTGTTTCAACAATCACTCAAGGACAGTTAACAGTCAGAGTCGACAATTTTTGTGCTGCAGTGTTGTTGTGTTTTGCATCCATTCTCTTACATGTGTTTTGGCTTAATAAAGGTTTGGAAAAATACGATGCATATTTTTGCATTATTATATATCAAACAACATGGGTTATGTTTACTACCTTTTCAGGGATTGTTGTTTATGATGATATGTCTGTTTTATCTGACGATCAACGCATCCTATTTATGATGGGACTGTTGACAGCTGTATACGGTGTCAAGCGTATCTCTGTTATCCATAAGGGGTCAAGTTCTTAAAATTATACAAATCTCAAATTCATAGCATTCATGTTCCTTCCACAGTCTGCCATAGAATTGTTTTGGACCATCTTATAGAGTTGGTGTGGATGCATGGATGATGAGACCTCCTCCGCCAATATATTACCCTGTTTTAATGCTCCAATCACAATTTCAGAACAATACCAGCGCGGAGACAATCCCAAATAAGTATAAGACATGGGTGATGGTGCAAAAGGTGCCCAAGACATGAAATATCCCAAATGATTAAAGGAATCACCTTTGTGTTCGGTACAGAAATTCATCATTGAATCATACTGAGATTTGGAACATTCCATAGAGCGGAAAAACCACTCCTTTCGAGAAAAACGTTTCGACTCCAGATGAACAGATCCAGAATATACAATGGAACAGGCCAGGCCGGACACAGTGTCTGTAGATCCAGTGCTTTCGCCAGGTGGACAAAACAAAAGCTCCGCATGTATAAACGGCGCTTCACCGTTGTCGCTCGTTGCCAACGATGCCGCCGCTCGATTTAACCAAGACGATTCTAAAATACTGGAATCCGACCGCACAAAACATAACATAATTTTATGATTCATTTGATATTTATTGTATTTGTACTTAAACCTTTATATGTCTTTTTTACCAATCCTCTCACTCGTAGTCTGAAGACAACGCGAAGTCAAGACCAGACGTCTGAGATTTTCCACCATCTGTTTCCACAGCTGAAGATTCGGCAAATTCTAAATCCGAGGAAGACTTGGCATCCGATGATACCGCAAATTCAAGCCCGTCAGACATTTCATTGCCACTATCTGTTTCAACAGCAGAGGACTCCGCGAATTCGAGCCCGGAGGAAGTCTTTGTGTCAACAGCGGAAGATTCTGCGAATTCGAGTCCGGAAGAATGTTTGGAATTAATGGCAGACTCGTCCACAAAGTCATCTTCAGGTGCAAAATTTAACTCATCTTCCGACGAAGCCCAGTCGTCAGACATATTTGCCAACATCCGAGTCAACTCACCAGGAGGATGATGCACACTTCTTCCCCCATCCATCGTTTCCAATTCACGTTCATCTACACCAGAGTCTGAGAAGAACTCATCGTCTGGGAGATGAGCATTTTGAAGAACTTGGAGCAACTTTTCACGGATCCACGAATCAAATTCCAGTAGTTCTTCGCGCTTCTGCTGTATGTCACTGTCTTTCACCATATGATTCCTTTTTAAAAAGTACTCGATTTCGTCAACATTCAGGCCACCGTCCTCCTTGGAGAGTCCATCGGCAGCCATCTGGATCTGTTCCGGACTAAACTCATTCATTTCAAGGACAGTGTCCCCATTAAAAGCCATCTCGTCCGGATCAGTCTCGCTGCCCGGGTCAGTCTCGCTATCACTAAAGTCCAATCTTGGTTTCACCTGAACCCAAGAATTTTTGAGATATGCTCCTGTCACTTTTATCTTTGAGCCAGTGGTTTGTATATGAAAGAAATTCCCTCTGGATGCCCATTCCCATGTACCCAACACTGTTTTGTAGTAAACAGTCTCGCCATCATCAGGACGCTTTGTAGCAAACATATAATTTTCTACTGGTGCAGTTGCCCACTCGCCATCGGAATCCACACACCAAAACATAAACTCGTCCAAGGACAAAGAGGCAGTTTTATCAATGTCATACAACTCGAATTTGCGTGCTACTATTGCCACATTTTTGAGATTTTGACCTCCATATGCTGCTATCAACTCACCTACCGAAATGTCACCACCCGATGCATTCCTATCAAACTCCTTGAATTTTGCTTCCATTAACAATTTGTCGTTCTGGTCCATTTCTCTAACTTTTTGTTGCCATTCTGCAAGTTGGGGATGCTCTTCTTCCTCCGAGGATTCTACTTTTTGCTCCTCTTCCTCGGAGAATTCCTCCTCAGAGGATTCATCTGTAGAATCGACAATCGCAGAACCGACTTTTTGCAGAGAGCTGGATGCAACTGGGATAGTTTTCACGGCTCCAATGTCAACCTGGAATCCTGTGGGTGTCCGAGACACTAATTTGCCCTCGACACCGTTGTATTTGCCGTTGCGGGTGATGATAACGGTGTCACCGATGGAAAACTCGCCAGATTGCTCTTCTTCCTCCGAGGATTCTACTTTTTGCTCCTCTTCCTCGGAGAATTCCTCCTCAGAGGATTCATCTGTAGAATCGACAATCGCAGGACTGACTTTTGCCAGAAATGTGGATGCAACTGGGATAGTTTTCACGGCTCCAATGTCAACCTGGAATCCTGTGGGTGTCCGAGACACTAATTTGCCCTCGACACCGTTGTATTTACCGTTGCGGGTGATGATAACGGTGTCACCGATGGAAAACTCGTCAGATTGCTGTTCTTCCTCGGAGAATTCCTCCTCTGAGAATTCGTCGGAATCACTGTCAGAATCACTATCATTTACTGCTGATAATGCCAGTTTTAATTTGGATCCCGTTGCGATTTGTTTGAGATTCCTTCTTCGACCTGCTGGATCCAAATAAACGGTGGGTTCGCAGAATTCAACCATTTGAATGTATTTTTCATTCATTTCCTTGTCTTGACACAGACTGGCGATCTCCAATTGTGTCATGTTAAGGTGTTCTGGTAATCTCGCAACTCTGTCTTGGAAAATTCTCATTGAAAATCGTGGAGCAATGTTTGATCCTATTGGTCTTTTGGATTGTGTCAATCGCAAAATTCTCCCTGCTATACCCTTACATCGTGCCTTAAATTCTGCATCGCTGTGGTGGAGATTCCATTGTTTTCGTTTGGCAACGGCCATTTGATTTTTGATGCACCTTGTGATGTCAATTTGATTAGAAAACAATTCGGTTCCATTGTTATTGTACCTTAGTCTGACTGTGCCTGAGGGCGCGTTGGGTCGAACGATCCTTTGTCCTTTTACACCAACTCGTACAAAAGGTTGTCTGGTAGTCTGTAATTCCCATTGATAGGCCTCCCTGTTTCCGTCTGGATATACATTCGGATGGACAACGCCGTTTCTGTATTTGATCGACAATGATCTTACAACTTTTGGGGGCGTTACGATGACTTTTTTCATATTCTGCAAGTCTTGTTTGGCTTCTTTGAGCATGTTTTCAAGGACATGGCCGTTGATCTTAGTTTTGTATGTTTTGTCCACATTTTTGATGAATCTGTCCAGTAGAGACGTGGGACCTACTCTGGATCCAAGACTATCTTTATGAATAGCGGGGCTCAATGCTTGTTCATTTGGTCGTTTTACATATGTAATTGTATGTGTTTTGGGGTTATATAGAGGCATACTCTCTGGTATCTTGGTGAATGGCCCCCTGATGACTGTAGAAAGCTGCTTATTTTTGCTTAGAGCAAGTTCCAGCTTTCTAATGAATTTTTTTTTCTCTTCAATTCTCTTGACACCATGTGTGTGTGATTTAGTTGAGGTTCTGAAGGTTTGCATGAAATCCTGGTTTCAAAGTGTGTCCGTCTATATATAGGGTCGAATCGTTGCTAATTGTGGATGGTGAAATTTTTTAAGAACAGGGGAAATTCTTCTATATTTCACGATAAACCACGACCAGTGTGGCAATCTGCGTTTGGTTATTGTTTTGGCGTTGTTGTTATCCTTACTGCTGGCATGTGGATCTTGCGCGATACCACTCCGATTCATTTTGTTGCACCTTCGATTGAAGACATGGATCGACCACGTGGCGAGATGGCAACTCGTCAGGAATTGGACAATGTGTATTGGCGCGTGACTATTCGAACAACCTCGGTGAAATTGAAGGAAATTTGTACTTCCGAGCCTTATCATTTGATAACGCATAAGAATATTCGTCAAGACGGCGTGATGATGCCTCAGTCATATATCTTTTTATGCACACCGATCGACGGTATTCAATCTATTTTAAATGCAAGGGCTGTAGCGCCACAACGTCCGGAATTTTCCGTACGTTGCTCAGAAACCTATGGAAACACGACGAAAGAAGTGGTGCGATCCTATCCATTTTCGTTGAAATATGTTTCTAGTCAGACATTTGAATCATCTACCAGAGTTGTTCGCGATGCAGAAGAGGCATGTACTTGGTTACACGCACTCGATATAGTCGAATCCATCTGGGATTAAAGTATATTTACCAAACAAAAAACAAACACCTATATAAGGGTTATTGATGGTCATCAAAGAATGAATCAAGGCATTACTATCTCGCCCAATGAAATGAAAATGACCAGTGTATTTCTGAGAAAAACGCCTGTCATTTACACTTGTCGAAATGTTATTCAACATCAGTTATTTTCAAATGGAGTTTTATTTTCTCACAGACGTGGGCAAATAAAACCAGACCCTCATATGCAAGAAATCATGAAAGATTTCTGGTTACCGTTTTGTAAAAATATGGTAGATGCAATTCTTTCCATTGGCATTGTTGCTGTTCGCATTGTAGAACTACAAGATGGGCTCCGAGTACCTATTGTACTCGAGTATGGTAGTTGTCAACTTAAGATGGTGTACACGTTGGGAATAAGAGAATACATGTGTTTAGACAGTCAAAACGAAGTAATACCGAATACAATGGTTCTTGACATGTTCGGGTTCAGTCCAACCATCGAAGGAACTTTGACATCAGTTGTTGCAAATGTATTGCCACAGATTCAATACATGAATATTTTACGTGGAACTTGCCTTATCATGGAGCAAAAGAGAACGGATCCCGTTGTTATGACAGAAACAGTAGATACAAAAGCAGATAATGTCGAGGGAGTCAATTACGATTACTATGCTGATGGTGATATGCAAGATCAAACAAATCAAAACAAATTTATGAGGAACAAATCATCTGTCCAAGAATTAGCACAACAGCAACAGATCTATGATCACTTTTTTGCAGATGGACATCTGGGCTCGAAAGGGTCATCGACCCTGGAGAATATTGTCACGCTACCTTTAGGACATAAAATAGTGAATATGCCCCAACAAACAGGTCGTGGAGATCTCTGTGCTCAGATGAAAGCACATGACGATCTGATTTGTGCGGTAATTGGTATACCAAGGTCCTTAGTGATGTCTGATACACCGCACAAAACAGACGAGGAAGGTACTCATCAAACTTTCCAAAAAACAATCATGTTTTGGAAAAATAGTATTCAATCCGCATGTGAACAAGTTTATAATGTCATCTACGCCGACATTATAAAAGAACAAATGATGAAAGCAATAGGGAAAAAAAGAAAAAAGACGGGACTCGAAGATGTCTATGCCTTAAGAAAAAGAATGCAAGTCGAAATCACCTTCCCAGTCTCTCCCTTTGTAGGTCCAGAGCAACTCTACACACATTATCAACGAGGAGTGCTCTCTTGGGAAACATATCAACAACACGCGTGTGCAGCAGCGGTATTACCCCATGAACCATTACCAGAACCACGACAAGTTGACAACACGACAAACAACAGTAGTGAAAAAATCTCAGGGGAAACATTAGAAGAAGAGACATAAAAAAAAAGTAATCATTTTATTCATGGTATAAATCATCGTACGTGTGCATTATTTTATAATCGATACGTGACCGGTCCTAAAGCTTTAGAGAAAAATGAGCAAGATTTTTCAAAGAATTGTCCTAAAGCTTTAGAGAAAAATGAGCAAGATTATATTAATTTGGTAAAAAATATAATTCAGAAACGATTTGAAAATTCAAATCAAATGGAATTTTATTGGACCTTTGTTTTTGTGTCCATTCTTTTCCATTTGCCTTTACCTTTTCAAAACAATCCAGTGTTTTTTGAAAATATTCCACTTCGGTGAGGCCCGTACACGAACCATGTTTTTCCCATTCGTGCTTCCAAAAATGCTCGTCTGGCCCCCGCGAACTGTGCCAATTAGCGTGCAACTCAGGTAAAATAACACGTAAACGTTCTATGTCAAACTTTTTACACGTACGCCTAACGCCTTCTTGGGGCCATAGTCCATGGATAGAATAGGGAAATTCCCTATCTTTTGCAGGTAATAACGATAAGTAATAAAACTTAACACGGAGCTCGTCGTTCTCCTTGCTGTGAAGCTCACCGTATAATATAGCCAATAGTTTATAGACGATCACGACGCCAACCAGAATACTTGCAACTGTAATAAATATCGGAACTAAGTTCATATTATAAGAATGTCAATGTTTAAATACTGTAGTACATCAAATACAATAACATTAGAAGAAGAGACATAAAAAAAGTAATCATTTTTATTCATGGTATAAATTATCGTACGCACTCATTATTTTATAATCGATATGCGACAAGTAATGTTGTGTACCCTTTGATTGGATTGCCACGTATAAGGCACCATGTTTTGGGACAGAAACACTTCTCTCAGCACTAATCCGCAACTCTGCGATCTTATGTCCATTAGCATCCGCTTTCGTCCCAATTAAACGCTCAAGTGTTTGCGCTGAAAGTTCCATGCAAGTCGTATTTGAATGCTTACCAGGACGATTGAAATTGACGCGCAATGTCAAATCGTGGGGAGACAATGACTCAATCATCTTTTCGATGGAAATTGCAGTGCCATAGGTCTCCGTTGTCTGATACAATACTGTACCACTCGATTGGACCTTGCGAGTCTCATTCATCTCAAATAAATCTTTGCCATTCTGCCGCAAATTTTTCAATGCAGATGATTGCTGTGCAACACTGTCCTTATTATATTCACTCGATGATCCGATTGGTTTCACCGTTGCTTCCAAAATTATATGATGGGTAGCTGTCACAGGTGTCTTCTCAATAGGGACTGGAGATGAATCTTGAGACCGAAAAGCTAAACGAGACATATTTGATAAATACCCAACAATCTTATATACTGTTTTTTAGCGCGACGGGGACAACTGACTCTAGAGAAATGGTGACGCCAATTCTCCTAAAGCACAAAATACTACGAGCAAGTACAATACCAAGCATGTCGTTTCTGCGGTGCGTCCCTTGAAAAACTTAACCTTTAGGGTTTTCAGCGACCCATTTTTCTTTCCACTTTTCGTAAGAGCCGTCTTCGCCCCACCACTCCTTCTTGCGCGGAAAGCGTCCGTATTTGTTGAGCATCTCTTTCTTAGTAAGGCCGCCGCGTTGTGCAAGGTTGCGTGCGCGCGAGAACTTGTGCTTCCATGTGGAACGATACGCGTAATCTTTTTTAGGGGCTTTTACCATTTTAAAAATAAATCAAATACTTTTATAGTTGTTTAACTAATACATGTAAGAGCGATTATAGATGTAGAGAAATATTTCAGGAAAATTGTACACCAATTCTCCTAAAGCCTTAGAGAAATATTCCTAAAGCCTTAGAGAAATATTTCAGGGAAAATTCAGAAAAATTGTACACCAATTCTCCTAAAGCCTTAGAGAAATATTTTCAGGAAAATTTCAGAAAAATTGTACGCCAATTCTCCTAAAGCCTTAGAGAAATATTCCTAAAGCCTTAGAGAAATATTTCAGGAAAAATTCAGAAAAATTGTACACCAATTCTCCTAAATTAGAAGAAAGTTGTATTAGAAATTAAGAATACAAAGAGATTTTGTTGATTAACAAGTATAAATATTAAACCATTAAAATGGATGTCACAATGCTATGTATGTTTAGAAAAATGTGAGACAAGATCGCCTTGTGTCTGTGAAATACCTGTCCACAATGAATGTCTCGTCCAAATGTATCAACAAATGCCTAGAAAAGACTGTAGTATTTGTCAGGCTCCCATCTGTATTAAGTATGTCCATTTAAAGCCTGATCCGTTACTAAAGCCCGAGTCGTTACCAGTGATACAAGATAGGAGCAAAAGTGGATGTACTTATTGCGCAGTAGTTATGTATACATGTATGGCGTACTTGTTGTTTGGTTGGATTGGCAAAATATTTTTATTGGCCTTTGGTATTGTGACAGACCCCTTTCCATTCTGGACATGGGAACATTTCCTCTGCTTCTGCGGAGTCTTTGTCGTTGTCATTTTTATATCAAAGCTCCTTAGATAAACGATAGCACTGATTTTTTACTTGTTATTTACTACTTCTATTTAACGATTTACAGCGCTCCATTTAACGTCGTACAAACAACCCATTCCTTGCTAATATTGCGTTCAATTCATCGCATGCTTTGGTGATTGTATTTTTTTGAACACGCACCCATCCATTGCCTTCGTCCAACTCAAAACCATGTGCGATTTCCACTGACTCTGGCCTGGCACCTTCCTTCCCGTCAAAGACATGCACCTTCCCATCAGCTGCTTTAACTTCGATGTTACCAAAATATTCACCGGACACACAGACTTGTGTAAACGTTTCTGTAGTCCAAATGTCCTTGAATTTTGGTAGTAATGTGGTGTTTAGTTTGTAGAGAACGTCATCAATATTATTACCTTGAACATGCACCCATTCTTGGCCTTGGGACAACCCGGAACCATCCGCAACTGATCCCGACTCTGCTGTCACATTTCCGTGGTGGTAAAAGACATACACCTTCCCATCAGCTGCTTTAACTTCGATGTTACCAAAATATTCACCGGACACACAGACTTGTGTAAACGTTTCTGTAGTCCAAATGTCCTTAAATAACACGTTTGGTCGCTGCGCGTTTGCTTCGTTACTATAAAAATTGCGCCGCGTGACATTTGTTTGCGATGTTCGAATTAGTGACATGTATGATCGTGATCTGCACTTTATATACTGTTTTTTTTGCCATGGTAATTGGCTGTGAAAGGTATAACTCTAATTGTTTGTAGAAACCTCTGCTGTGTTATTCTCAGTGTCATTCTCAGTGTCGGTGTTTGCCAGCTTGGCTTCATCTGCAGCTTCTGAGAACATATGTGTAACGTGGTTGTTCCGACGATCTCTCTCTTTGCGTAGTTTTAAGTATTTTTCTTTTTCTTTTAGTTTTTTATTTCTTTGCGTCTGTTTGGTCATTGTTTTTGTTGTTTGGGTTTTTTTATTTCTTTTTGTCTGTTTGTCCATTGTTGTTTTTCTTGTTTTCTTCTTGCCGTCTAATTTCCGATTATGTTTAACTTGTTCGAGGAAATCCATCTAAATTGAAAACGATTTGTCTCAATAGTCCAATATTAAACTGTATAGTCATGGACTCCTCGAGTTGCTTTTATATTTCTGGTCGTTTGAGTAAGACAAAGGCTGAATATGCCAGTATTTTACGTCAAAAGGGTGCTAAAGATGTGAAAAAACGTCTTACAAAGGCGGTGACACATATTCTTGTGTCTGATTCTTCTACAACGGACTGTCGTAGCTCTGCTTTTCCTGCATATGTAAAAATTGTGGATGAAAGTTGGTTGAGTACCATTCCGTTTGCTGAAATGTCTACTATTCCTCGACTTGAATTTGACGTTACATTGGCTAATAAATACGATGACCAGGCTGTGGATGGCTGGTATTATTCTGAGAAACTTGATGGTGTGCGTGCCATTTGGGATGGGTCCCGGTTCTGGTCTCGTTCAGGAAACCCAATTAATGTTCCTCCCGAATTTATTGGTGATTTCCCTCCAGTGACATTGGATGGTGAAATCTTTGGTGGTCGTGGCAACTTTGCCATGACCTCTGGTATTGTGCGCAGAAAGAATGGAACATGTGAACAGTGGTGTCAGCTGGATTTCCATGTGTTTGACTGTCCAGACAATCGAGCCCCGTTTGAAGAGAGATATCGCTATTTACAGGGTCTTGTTGGAAATCAGAAACATCTCAAACTTTGCGAACAGACTCCAATTACAAAAGCGGAGATCCCCGAAAAGTTAGCCGCTGTTATCGCAAAAGGTGGCGAAGGACTAATGCTTCGTAAGCCGGACTCGTTGTATGAATACAAACGCACGTCATCACTTCTAAAGGTTAAGGAGATGCACGATGCGGAAGCTGTTGTGATTGGATATGAAGATGGTACTGGCAAATATCGTGATATGTGTGGTTCGTTGGTCTGTGAATATCGTGGTAAAATGTTTAAGTGTGGTTCGGGTCTGACAGATAAACAGCGTACCAATCCTCCAAGAATCGGCAGTATGATTACGTTTGGATATTTTGAGATTGGCTCGACTGGAGTTCCGCGGTTTCCTACCTTTAAGCGTGTTTTCCAGGGGAGAGTGTGACCTTAGTCTGCTCTTACAAAGTGATCCCATCGGCAGTATATAAATGTCTCTACGTTAACAAAATGAGTACTATTACTGTGAAAATGTCCAAAGCCATCAACATTTCAAAGTTGAATAAAGGTGCCAACACAACTGTTGGTACATGCAGGTCCTATGACGAGAAACAACCCATTCCGTCTTTTATTCGTTCTCTTGGGGAGAAGGGGCATTCTAAATCCAAGAAAGGGTCAAAATCTCTGATTTTTGATGAGTCACCGGAGTCTTAAATATATTGTCATACCAAGTTTGAAATAGAAGAATAATATGGACAAGTAGACTCACAAAAAACATAGTTATAAGCAAGCGCATCTTTTTTTTTTTAAAAATAAATGGACCTCTTTTTATATATTGTTATCTGGTCGGATGTCCCAACATCCGAGAAGAGTTCACATAAATAAGGAACATGTTCACCGATTTCATTTGAGGTGAACAACTAATAGTATGATTGTAGATGATCGTGAGCATCATCTGATAGAACGTTTCAAGGCAGAGGGCGTGGATCATGTGGTCAAGAGATTGCCTCTTGGTGATATCCTTGTGGAACGCAATGGTATTACTTGTATTGTCGAACGCAAACGCACCGATGACTTTGCTGCCTCGATTGTTGACTCTCGTTGGCGCGAACAGAAGGCTCGTTTGGCTGCTTCAGGCGCAATTGTGGTCTATCTGATAGAGGGTAGTTTGTATGGCCAAAGCAAATCTCCACAAGTACTATCTTCGGCCTTGATTAACACAATGCTCAGGGACAAGATGTTTGTTATTCAGACGCGCGGTATTGAAGATAGTTCTATGTATTTGCAACAATTGGCCAAGAAAGTAGGCCAAGATCTAAAATGCCATACTGGGATGACCAGCCTTCTCAGCAAACGAAAAAGGAAGGTTGAGAATGCATTTCAGCTGATGCTTATGGCCGTCCCATCCGTCTCTGAACGAATCGCGGCTGTTTTGGTGGCGACATATCCCCGTTTGACGAGTTTGCAGCAGCAGCTGCGACAAAATCCGGATCAATTGCGTCAACTCCAAATTTCTGCCCAGCGAAAAATTGGCAAGAAAACAATTGAGAATTTGACACAGTATTTGATTTAACACCGTACCTCCTGACAGCTCTTGTCAGCATTTGATAACAGGAAGTATATAAATGTCTGTTATTCATTCGAAATGATTTACGAAGCAACAATAGTTGAAAAGCCAAATGCTGACCTTGTCTGGTGGATCAGGTGTTTGGTTCTGATACATAGTGCCTTTTCGTTGTATACTGCTTATTCTTATCGGTTACATGATGCAACGGACATACGTTGGATGACCCTGATATTTTCTTGGTTTTTTTTAGGTATTGTTATCCCTTTGATGGGTTTACGTGCCTCTGAACAATCGGACAAACGCAAATTGGCTCTGTTTAGTGGTCTGCAAGCGTTTGTTGGCGGTTGTAACTTTATAAATTTTTTGTCTTTTACTTCTGTTCTTGCAACGGTGATGAATTGGTGTTCTTCTGATGAATGCCAGCGTATGTTTGCGAGTCGAAATCACAGTTGTTTGGTGACGGTGTCGACAGAAACGTATGAGATGTCTGAATCTTATTGCGAGGATAGTTTCTACAATGTGGGTTCAGCTTTCTTTTTTTTGTTGTTGACATGGGTATCATGCATGGGTGCTATGTCTGCACGAAAGATGAATGAGATCAGGGTTGTTTCAGTGCTTTCTTCTCAGCGTCAGTCTTGTTCTGTACCAATGGTCCCTGGATATTTAGAGGAGGTGCATCAGGAAGTGTCTGAAGATTTAGAGGTGCAGCAGGAAGTGTCTGAAGATGTGGAGGTGCAAAGTGTCTGAAGATGTGGAGTAATTAAATGAACAGAAAGAATAATTATGTTTCTAATTCTTGTATTTTCGCTTGTAAAATGTTAGCATAATCTTTTAAAAATTCAGATCTTAATAACAAATCTGATTCTTGTAGAGGTTCTCTGGTCATGGGGTCCGTCCCTTTGGACCTCACCCATGTCAATAATTGTGCCCTGTCGTAGTAGTGGTTATTGACCGGTGTTTTGACCAAATCGGCAGAGTAGTCTTGTGTAATGGGACATCTTAACATGTGGGTGATTTCGTCCCACTGTGGAGACTCTTCGTATTTGTTTTCCAGTTTGGCCATGATGGAGGTTAGAGCAGAGGTGACATTGGCCACAATAGCTTCAAGTATCATATTGGGAACAATATCGTCGCATAGTTCGATGGCTCGTTCTGCAAACTTTTGTTGTTTTGTTTGTCGAATCATAAACCGACATACATTTTGTGATACAGCTGTTCGTGTATCTTTTAAAAGAATTTCGACATGAGAGATGCGCGAATGTGCACAGGCATGTTCCAGTGGAAGGCGGTTGTTTTTCAGTGGTATGTTGGGGTCCAAGCCCTTATTGAGGCAAATCTCAAGATAATAAGCCGGTGCAGCCATTAGATTCTGCATATGTTCCCTGGGAACTTCATCAACTCTAGTGATGACCTCTTTAAATAACTTTTTGTGCTGTCTTCGTATAGCAGCAGAGATACAGGGTGCTCCCAGTGTCCTTGCCAACGATACACAGGATAATGCTGTTGAAACGTGCATTTTGCCAATCACACAGAGCCATTCCTGTACTGATGGCTTGTATCCTGATTCTAGACATCTTTGTAACATTGTGGAGTCGTTTCGCCGCAAAGCTTTTTTAAAGCGTATTGCGATAAGCCGTTTTTTTTGCTCGATCGCTGCTTGTGACCTTTGTGTACTTCTTGGTGGTGTCTCAGTCTGAATGACCATGTTTTTCGGTTGTTGGTCTGTATCGGTTCTCATTTTTTGCATCAACGGTGTGTCGATTGGTTGTGAAGATGAGAGTTTGAGAAGACTTTGGTCTTGACTTACTATTGGATGATGGTGCCCCGATTGGAGCATGATGAGTAGTTAAAAAAAAACGGCTTTATATACGTATAAATCGGATCTTATATAGTGTTGCACTTATAACGTCAACGATGGAAATTATCCAACTCAATAACCAACACTTTATCCGTATGTCCGATGTGCGGGAAGTGTTCAATGTTACCGCAGACCAATTTATGCAGTTTGTAAACCGTTATCAATGGTCCAAAAAACATTTGGAACACGAAAAGGTTGGTACCGAGACCTTTGTCTCGTGCAAATCAGTCTTGCATTTTGTCACATGGTACTTGGACAATTATTCGTCGGCCAGTGTCAATGATTTCAAGCATGCAATCTCGAAATATGCCAAAAAAATCCCAACACGGGTCTTGTCACGTTCAATGAGAATTGAAATTGCTTACAGACAATCCTACCAATGTCGAAGATGTGAACTTTTTCCAATCCCACCCAATTTTGAAATAGATCACATCATTGAATTACAAGATGGTGGACAAGATGTCGTCGCCAATCTACAGGCCCTATGTCCAGGATGTCATAAAGAAAAAACAAGACTCAATCGATTAAGAAAAAACAAAATCTTTCGTGCAGATGTCCTTGAAGACTATGAAAAATATATTCAACCACCTGCTGCTGCACAACCACCTATTGAACCGCGACCAGAAATGATTCCAATGCCTAAAAGGAGAAAAATAGAGGGTCATAAGCCACCATCCTTTGTCATGCATCCGACAGAACCGCAAAAGAAATCAGACCTACAGGTATTTAGCAAATATTTCAGCAAACGCAAAAGTCCGCCTGATAAATCCGAGGACATGCTTTGAAACAGTATATAGCTGTATGCTTTTTTTATTGTTAATGATTATATTGTCTATAGATCCAGGTCTGAAAAATTTAGGATGGGCAGTCTATGATACAAACGCCGAATCCTTCAACAGTTTTGGAAGATACAACTTGCTAAAAGATCAGCCGAAAGAGAAACATACCAAATATACATTTTTAGTGAAATCATTTATCAATGCTTCGCAAAAAGTATTCGATTCAGCAGATTTGGTCTGCATCGAAATTCAAATGTCAGCAAAATTCAAAGTCATTGCCGCTGCTTTTGAATGCTTCCTATGGGGGAAATCCATCATGGTCTCACCAAGATCCGTACGATGTCATTTTGATATTTCTACAGGGAATTACGCAAAGAACAAAAAGGCATCCGTCAATATTATTCCAACTTTATCCATTAGTCACTCAAATAAACAATGGTTCCAACGATTTGCCAAAGATAAGAGGGACGACGTAGCAGATGCAATGCTACTTGCGTTATTTACTGCCTTTAAACAGTCTGAATCGGACAAGCCGCCACCCCGAAAGCGGCGTCGAGTATATAAAGATAAATCAACCAAATAAATGTTCCAATATTTTATTGCTCTTTTTTGTATTTTGTGGTTTTATCGCGTGTGGTTTCGCATGTTTACATGTCTTTGTAAACCATGTACCCTTTTCTGTCGTATCACAAAGAGGACCGCTCGATTTATAAAAACAAAATGCAAGCAACCAGCGACCGAAGAGCCTGATTCTGGTCAGACAACTTTGCCATTGCCTGACCAAAAAAAAAGGCACTAGCAAACGTCCAACGCATTGCACGTCAAATCTTCAGAGAACTTGGTCCTAACAAAAAAGAGAAGTATAAACCTGCAAATCTTTTCACTTATTATGTTGCATCGTCGATACGAAAATAGTGACGACGACGACGACGACGACACCGACTACCATTCCAATCATGCAGCAAATACACAAAGGTGTGCTGAAAACTTGCTTGCAACAGCCAAGCAATTGCAAGAAGAGGCCGTTTGTGTACACCAGCTTGCAATTCGCGCGGCATTGACAGAGGTACAGAAGGATGTTACATGGGACGAACTCCCGAGAGAATGGGATTTGCCTGCAATTGCAAAGTATGAAGTGTTGGAGGAGTTAGAAGTGATACACCCTGACATAGGTGACGGAGCCTTAGAGGTGAAAAAGATTGGTTGGAGTTATATTGTTGCAGTTCGTGTAAGAGGTGCGGTCGATGAATACAAACGTGTAGATCCAGATTTACCTGACCCTCCTGATGAATATGGAGAGAAAGTTAGCAATGAGGTGCGGGCATATTATGAGCGAAATGTGTGGGAGTCATATGAGGATATTTTTAAGGCTGGTTTTTCTGCACATGCTTCCACCCATATAATTACTGGTACTGGATTAAAGTATGACTGGGGCGGATATTTGTAAGGATAAGTTTATCCATAAAATCGGTTCTTTGGACAGTTTATGGGCAAATTTTCCAATACAGTTATTATATGATTTTTATCCTGCTCCGGAGCCATAACCCTTGTCCTGGTCCTGCGATTTTCCTGCGATTTTCCTGCGACTGGCCAAAAATATTCCAAGGGTTGACCAAGGTTCAAAACAGAAAACTATTCCCGACTAAAACTCTTTGACATGTCTAGCTCCAAGCGCTACTGCTTTGCCACGCCCGTGTCCACTCTGCTCCCAGTGCTCCTTCGCTGCGGTGACTTCAGTGTGGCGGTCATGCGCACCCTCGTGTTGTTACTCACGCTCAAAGGGGTGGCGCCGCTTGTAACCATTTCTAAAGAAATATACTCGGCCAAGATCATTTTATTTCAAGCACCAAAAGAATGGAACAACAATGACGAGGTACGAATGATGTTTTCTGCCATGCTGGGAACAACAAACTCCCAGTGGAAGAGACGCATTGACACGTCGCTGGTGGAAACTCTAATGTTGGGTGTCAATAGAGAGAATGAGCGTCACAAAACAAACATTGTTATTCTTACATGGTTTAGATCTCTTGAGAACAAATTTCCAAACCTCCTATCACTCAACCTGACAGGCTGTATCTACATCACCGACGCCAGCGTGTCGGAAGTAGCAAGACGATGTTCGAAGCTCCACACACTTAACCTCACACACTGCGGCAACATCACCGACGCCAGCGTGTCGGAAGTAGCAAGACGATGTTCGAAGCTCCACACACTTAACCTCACACACTGCGGCAACTACATCACCGACGCCAGCGTGTCGGAAGTAGCA